ACGCAAGATAACGCCAAGTCGGGCTGAACTGGCGGGAACTGGCGAGGACTGGCCTGAGCTGTCGGGGACTGGTAGGACTTTGCCCAGATTGGAAACTGTGGTGTCGGGTCTTTCTGTGTACGCGCCTTTGGTGGTTGAGTTTGCGCGTAAGTACATGCAGGTCGAGCTGATGGATTGGCAAGTGCATGCCGCTATGGGATTATTGGAATCAGATGATGACGGTGATCTAGTTAATCGTTCCGGTCTAATCACAGTTGCTAGACAAAACGGCAAGACTGTTTTAGGGCAGGCCATTGTTGGCACTTGGCTGACCAGTATTGCTGCTCTACGTGGCAAGCCACAGACTGTGATATCGAGCGCTCATGAATTACCGCTGGCCAACTTGCAGTACCAGTTTTTGGCCCCAATTCTTGAGCAGTATTTTGACGCTAAACCTAAGTGGGGGTATGGCCGTATGGAGTTGGCTATGCCTGACGGGTCGCGCTGGTTTATTAAGGCCGCCACACCATCGGCAGGTATGGGCTTGAGCGCTGATCTAATTTGGGTGGATGAAATCTACGCTGTGGATGATGCTGTCATGGCTCATTCTTTGCGCCCCACTATGAAGGCCCGAAACACGCGCACAGCTGGTGGCTCGCCAATTATGGTTATGACTTCTACTGCTGGCACCGAGGCATCCACGGCCATGCTTAGGTATCGAGAATTAGGTCTGTCACTTATCGGTGAACAACGTGCCGGTGCTTTTTACTTTGCCGAATGGTCACCACCGCCAGGTGTTGATGTCATGGACACAAGTTGGTGGGGATGGGCTAACCCAGCGCTCGGACAAACTCTAGAGCTGCAGTCAATGTTGATAGATGCTGACCACCCTGACCGATCATCGTTTTTGCGCGCCAGCCTTAACCAGTTTGTCAATGCCGATGCCTGCTGGCTACAGCCTGGCCAGTGGGATGCCTGCCTGTCAGATATTCAAGGGCCCGATAACGGCTGGCTCGCTTGCGATTCGTCGCTTGACGGGTCGCGCTATGTTGCTGTTCGCGCAGCTGTAGATGATGTCGGAGTAGTGCACGTGTCTGTCGAGTTTGTGGTGCAGTCCTTGGCTGAGTGTCAGCAGGCCATGTTGGATGCTTGCGCGGCTCACCCATTGTTGGGGCTGGCCGTGACCCCAGCGCTCGAACATCACGTGCCTTTGCCCTTAACTAGGCGCACCAAGGTCGTGGGCTACGGCGAACTATTGCGCTACACATCCTTAGTCAGAGCACAGATTAACGATGCAAAACTTGTGCACCAAGGCGAGCAAAACCTTGCTGAACACATGAACAGATCAGTAGCAATTATGCAGAGCAACCAGTTAGCGCTTAGCAGTAAACGCTCGCCGGGGCCTATCGAGTTAGCGCGCTGCACTATTTGGGCTGCCGCTTTAGCGTCACGACCTAAGCAAGCAGGTAAGCCAATGATGGTGGTAGTTAGTCGCTAAAGTATTGACGGTACTGCTCTGGGCGTTGTCGGGATGAGCAGGGCAGTACCACACACACCCGGCAGAAAGTGGCATACTACCGCTATGGGTATTTTCAATAAGCCAGTCACCAAGGCCGCTATCTCAACGCCAGTAGTGCAGGCCGCTGTCGGGTACGCATTGCCAGGAATTAGCCGAAACCCGATTGACAACTTCTACAACTACCAAGAAGGCACAGCTCGCCAACGCGCTATGACTATCGCTACGGTGTCTCGATCACGTGACTTGTTGGCTTCTGTCATTGGTTGTATGCCGTTGAAAATGTACGGCGAGATGTACAACGATGCCACAGGCGAGATGGAAGAAATCCCACTGGCACCTAGGTCTTGGCTACGCCAGCCAGACCCAGCCGTTACCTACAACTTCCTAATGGCGTGGACACTTGACGATTTGCTGTTTTACGGGCGTGCTTTCTGGTACATCACGGAGCGCACAGTTGATGGCTACCCAACCAAGTTTCAGCGTTTACCAGCCGGAAGCATTGTTACGATGGACGAAACTGGTCCGGTATTCTTTCATCCTTCCAAGTCGATTACCTTTGCTGGTAACGAGCTGGATTACCGCAACGTGGTGCAGTTTCTTAGTCCTATTCAGGGCATTGTTTACAGCTCTGACCAGACAATTTCTACAGCTCTTAAAGTTGAACAAAGCCGATTTAAGAACGCACAGTCAAGCCTGCCTAGTGGCGTATTGAAACAAACTGGCGGTGAGCCGTTGAGCGCGCAAGAATTGTCAGAAATTGGCGCGGCCTTTCAAGAGGCTCGACTAACTAGCCAGACCGCAGTGCTTAATGAGTTCCTAACTTATGAGGCCAGCACTGCCACACCAGACAAGATGCTGATGATTGAGTCAGCACAGTATTCAGCACTAGATCTGGCGCGCCTATGTGGTGTTCCCCCTTACCTTGTAGGCGTGTCCACTGGTGCTTATGCCTACACCAGCTCAGAGCAGTCACGCGCTGACTTGTACATCTTTGGCGTTAAGCCATACGCCGATTGCATCGCTGCCACACTTAGCATGAATAACGTATTGCCACGAGGAACCTATGTAAAAATGGATAGCGCAAGTTACCTAATGGACAACTATGTAGCAGACAAAATGCCCGACACCGAACCACAAGAAAACACCCAGGAGTCACTCGCATGATGCGCTTTACCAGTTCCACATTCTCAGTCGATGCCGCCACAGAGGACGGCCCTAAACGCACTATCACTGGCATCGCCCTGCCGTACAACACTGAGGCCACAGTCTCAGGTGGGCAGACAGTTTCTTTTTTGCCGGGCTCACTGCCTACAGAAGGCAAAGCCCCAAAGCTGTACATGAGCCACGACTCAACGCAAGCCATTGGCCTTGTGACCGAGCGAACCGATGACGAAGAAGCCATGTACTTTACAGCCAAAGTCTCAACCACGGCCCTAGGCGATGAAGCACTTATCTTGGCAGCCGACGGGGTGCTTGATTCTGTGTCGGTAGGCGTAAACCCCACCAAGTTTTCGTTTAACGAAGATGGTGTCATGATCGTGGAAGCAGCCGATTGGATGGAGTTGTCACTTGTACCACAGCCAGCCTTTAGCGGTGCTACCATCACAGATGTTGCAGCAAGTATCCCCACATCAGAGGATGACTTGAGCAATAATACAGAAACGGCACCCGATGAGCCTGAACCCACAGAGTCAGAGGAGACCGAAGTGTCAGAAACCCCAGCCCCAGAAGTAATCGAAGCATCAGCACTTTTCGCTCAACCAAAACGCGAATTCCCTATGCCATCAGCAGCCGAAGTTCTCGCTGCCTATCACATTGGTGGAGACACCTACAACAAAGTCAGTGACGCTTTCAAAACAGCACAGCGCCGTGGACAGACAGCATTGCAAGCCGCAGCTGGCGACATTGTTACAGGCGACACGCCGGGCCTCTTGAACATTCCGGTGCTCGGCCCTCTCTTTCAGGATCTGAATTTTGTGAGGCCTGTGGTCAGTGCATTTGGCGCTCGCTCGATGCCGACAACTACTTCTCGCCAGTTCGTGAGACCTACAATTACGACTCATACCTCAGCAGCCGTTCAAACGAACCAGCTTGACGCAGTGTCAGCAACCACCATGGTCATTGCAGCCAACACAGTTACTAAAGCAACTGTTGCTGGTCAAGTCACACTGTCTATTCAAGACATTGACTTCACAGACCCAGCAGCATTGCAGCTTGTATTGAATGACCTTGCCGGCGAAGTGCTTATTAAAACTGACGACATTGCAGCAGATGCACTTGTCGCTGGCAAGACAGCATCAGGTTCAACATGGACTGTCACAGCAAACGACCCATCAAGCTTGATTGAGGCTCTGTATGACGCAGCACGCGAAATCACAGAAGACAGCAACTACTTCCCAACCCACTTGTGCGTGTCACCCGATGTATGGCAAAAATTAGGCCAACAGCTAGACGGTTCAAAAAGACCTGTCCTTGGTTACACCACAAACGGTGTTATCGGACAAAACAGCATTGGTCGCGTAGGTGGCCTTGCTTATAACGCAATGGACGTATTTGGTCTTGACCTTGTAGTTGATAACAACTTTGCTGCAGGCACCATGCTTGTTGTTTACGCGCCAGGCTTTGAAATTTACGAATCAGGCGCATCTTTGCAGAGCTTCGAAAACCCATCAACATTGGGCCGTACGCTGAGTATTCACCAGTACTTCGCCACATTTGTTGCAAAATCAAGTTTCATTCAGTCCATCACAATCGCGTAAAGCGAAAGGCGGTTAGCCGCCATGGCTACATACACAGTCACTTTTAAGCAACTGCTAGACAACTATGCAGTGCTACAAACACTGACCGATACCGAAATTGAGGTGGGGCAATCCATCACTGTTGCCAGTGTTGCTGCACCCTTTAACGGCACCTTTGTGGTCTATGCCATGCCCAAGTATGAGTACATCGGCATAGACACAGAAGGTGATCTGTTATTTAACAGCAATGTCAGCATCCCTAATCAGGTGCTGTTTGCTTGTACCGGCACAGACGTTCAGCGCACAGCAACGGCTACTGGCACAATGCAAAACAGCCAAAACTGCACGTGGGTAACAACAGCCGAACTGGTTACATATCTCGGCGTAGATATCACTAACCCAAGCGATGACTACACGCTTGCTACACAGGCCCGAGCTGCTGCTAACGATTTTGCTTATCGGCGTAGGCAGGAGTCTGGCTATTTTGATAGTCTGACCACAAGCCCGGGCCACGATTGCACGCTGGGTACGCTTATGTATGCAGCTGCATTGTGGCGCGCGCGAGGCTCAGTTCAAGACACCTTTGCCACGTTTGATGGTATGGGCTCAGCGCCCGTCAGTGCCATGACACCGATGATCAAACAGCTCTTGGGCATAGACCGCCCACAGGTGGCTTAATGCCTGCTACAGGGCTTCTGAACGAGGCTATGCAAGACCTCAAGGCCACACTTACAGCAGTGACTGGCATCCGTTGTGTCAGTGATCCCACAAAGATTGTGCCTAACTGTGTCTTTCTCGATGCCCCTAGTTTTGAGACAATCGCTGGTGGTGGCAACATTGTGCGCGTGACCATCCCTGTACGTGTTATTGGCAGTGGCACCGCAGCCCAAAATGTGCTTGAAAACATCCTCAGCATTGTGGCCACAGTCCTCGGCTCAAGCGTTGTCATCATGGCAGGCCAGCCGTCATCACTAGAAATTGGTGGCGCTACCTACCCTGCCTACGATCTACAAATGGCTATGCAGGCACAAAAGCAATGACATACACAACTGCAGTAGTATTATCTGCTAGAACTATAAACAGATACGGCACCCGGCACCGTTTGACACAGGAGAACCAACGTGGCCACAAGCACTTACCTCACTAACCCAACCGTAAACCTTGCGCCTACCACTGGTGGTACAGCTGTTGATTTGACTGACCAGTGCCGTAGCGCCACTATCACACTTGGCGTGGACAGTCTTGAAAGCACTGCTTTTGGTGACACTGGTCACCGTTTTGTGCCAGGTCTGCAGACAGTATCTGTAGAGCTTGAAATGTATCTCAGCTATGGTACTAGTGAGGTTGAAGCCACATTGTTCGCCAATCTCGGCACAGGTACTACACAGTTAGTCATCTCGCCATCAGGCACAACAGAGTCAGCGTCTAACCCTGAGTTCACAATCATCAACATGCAGCTGGTGGACTACACACCAATTACTGGCGCTGTAGGCGAACTGTCAATGATTACCGCGTCATTTATTGGCGGCACCTACGCCCGAGACATTACAACCCCTTAACTAAAGGAACCCGACATGAAACTAACTCTTTTAGTGGATGCTGGCGAAGGCCCGTACCAAGTGCAAACCAGTCTGTACGTCATTGTGCAGTGGGAGCGCAAATACAAACGCAAGTCCAGCACCATAGGCGAGCAAGGCATAAGCATTGAGGACTTGGCGTTTATGGCGTACGAGTCATCCAAAGTCGCTGGCATCACAGTGCCCGTAGTGCTCGATGACTTTATTAAACGGCTAGTGACTTTGGAAGTGGTGGATAATGATCCGGCAAACCCTACCCAAGCGGAACCTACCGCCATTCCCTAGCCAGTCTTTTAGTAGCCACAGGCTGGTGGCCACCTGCTGTAGAGTTTGATATTGCTGATCTAAACACCACGATCAAGCTGTTAAACGAAAGCCGCAAAGCATGAGCCTAGAAACAAGCGCCGAAATTACAGGCTTGAAGCAGGCACTGTCAGAGCTAAGCAAGTTAGACAAGTCAGCGCGTTTTAAGGCTGCAGCCAAGATTAAGGCCAGTAGCCCGGCAATGCTTGAGGAAGGCCGTAAGCAGTTTCCGTCAGAGATTGGCGTGAGCATGATTCGTGGCTGGGGCAACAAAGGCAGGCTGGGCTACAACAAAACGGCTGTGGACAAAGGTGTGCAAATCATGGTAGGTGGCCGTGCACGTGGTCAAGGCATCACACCGCTAGTTACTTTGGTGCAAAAGAACGCAGCTGGCGCAATGTTCAGCCAGGCAGGGTCTAAAAACAACAGCGACTTTTCACGGCTGCTTACTAACACTTTTGGCAGGCCTCAGCGCGGCTTGTGGCGCTCACGTGCTTTTATTGCAGAGCAAGGCACCGCTGACATTATGAAAGCCGTGGATGAAGTAATCGCAGACGCTAATCGAGCATTAAAAGCAAGGACATCTGGCTAATGGCTATCTACCTACCAATCGTTACGCAATTCAACCCAAAAGGATTAAAGGAAGCCGAAAAAGGCTTTAAGGATTTAGAAGGCGCGCAAGCCAAGGCGAAATATGCGCTAGGCAAAGCCAACAAATACGCAGCCGTAGCACTTGGTGGTTTAGTTGCTGGTCTTGGTGATGCAGTCAAGGGCGCGATGGAAGATGAGCAAGCCCAAGCAATGCTTGCGCGTCAGTTACAGAAAACTACTGCAGCTACTGATGCACAAATTGCTGGTGTTGAGTCCTACATAACTGCTCAAGGCAAACTTAAAGGGGTAACGGATGACGAGCTTCGCCCGGCAATGGCTGGGCTGGTACGCGCCACTATGGACATTGACGAAGCGCAAAAAGCCGCCAACTTGTCTATGGACATTGCGGCTGCTAAAGGCATCAGCCTTGAGACAGTCACTAAGGCTATGGAAAAGGCGTATGGCGGCAACATGACTGCCCTGGCGAAGCTGTCCCCAGAGCTACGCCAGATGATTAAAGACGGCGCAAGCATGGAAGAAGTTATGGCCGAGATGGCTGTCACTTTTGGTGGTGCCGCTACTGATTCCGCTAACACAGCGGCTGGCTCTATGAAGCGCTTAGGCGTTGCCCTTGGTGAGGCTAAGGAAGGTGTGGGCGCTGCACTGTTACCAATACTTGAAAAGGCTCTGCCGGTACTGCAATCGTTCGCCACATGGGCACAAGACAACCCGACATTAATTACTGCTGTAGCTGTCGCTTTCGGTGCTTTAGCCGCTGCAGTTGTTTTAGTTAATGCGGCCATGGCGTTAAACCCTGCTGTGCTAATCACGGCTGGCATTGTTGCTTTAGGCGTTGCTTTGGTCATGGCCTATAAGCGCTTTGATACTTTCCGCGCTGTAGTCAATGCTGTTGTTAATCAGGTGGCGCGTAACTTTGAGTTCATGGCTAACGCGTTCATCACCATGATTAACGTAGTTATCAAGGGCATCAACCTGATTAAGCCAGGCAAAGACATTGGCTCACTCGGGCAAATTAGCCTTGGCCGTTTAGGTGGTGAAGGTAGTGCAGCTGGTGGCGCTAACCCTGCAGGACTTGACTATAAAGCCATGGCTACCGGTGGCATTGTGACTAGTCCTACTTTGGCGCTTATTGGTGAGGCAGGCCCTGAGGCTGTTATCCCGTTGTCTAAAGCTGGTGGTATGGGTATGAACATCACAGTAAACGCTGGACTTGTATCTACACCCGACCAAGTTGGTCAGGACATTATTGCTGCTATCCAAAAAGCCCAGCGTCGTAGCGGAACGGTATTTGCCCCAGCATGAGTACACCAACTATGCAGGTGCTGGTGGGCTTTCAAAGCACCACTGGCTTTGGTACGCCGTTCATGCTTGACGATGCTTTCTATGGTGTTTTAGATACTGCAGGCCGTGGCACGTTAGGTGGTGTCACCTTTGTTGATCTGACAAGTCTTGTGGAGAATGTCAGCATTACGCGTGGCCGTTCACGCCAGTTAGACCAGTTCAACGCTGGCACAGCTGTTATTGCTTTTGACAATGCCAGCCAAGTGCTAAACCCTAGTAACACGGCCAGCCCTTACTACCCTTTTGTACTGCCACGATGCCCGGTGCAAATCTTGGCTAATGGCATACCCATTTACACAGGCTTAATTACTGACTGGAATCTTGATTACGACATCAGCAACCAAGACATGATGTACGCGTCATGCTCTGACCAGTTCACAGTGCTTGCTAACCAAAACCTAAACGCTGTTGCCACGACAGTGCAGGCCAGCGGTACACGTATTAACACTGTGCTGGACTTGTCAGAAATTAACTACCAAGGCGCTCGATCTATTGACACTGGCTCATCTACCCTTGGCGCGTTTAATATCAGCCAAGACACAAACTGCTTAAATTATTTACAGCTGATTAACACCAGTGAGCAGGGCTATTTGTTTATGAGCGCTAATGGCACACTGACTTTTAAGGGCAGGTCTAGTGTCCTTAACCCGGTGGCTGGGGCCACTTTTAACACTGACGGCACAGGGCTTAGGTATCAGTCGCTAATTAACCAATTTGGTGACGAGCTGCTCTACAACTACATAGTGACCCAATCGCCAGCAGGGGCAAAACAAGAAACCAGCGATTCAACCAGCATTGCGCTCTATCAAGCCCAGCAATATTCCCTGACGGACTTGTTAAATAGCACTACTACAGAGGTTGCTGGCCTTGGTAACTATCTGCTCGGCAAGTACAAAAACCCAGTGCTCAGGTTTACAGGGCTATCTACCGAAATGTCAGCGCTATCGGCCACTGATCAGAATATTGTGCTGAACCTTGACATGACCAGCATCTGCACAGTCGTTAAGAACTTTGTAGTTGGCACCCCAGCCACCGAGACACAAACCCTGATTGTGTCGGGCATCAGCCATAACATCACACCTAGCAGCCATATCGTCTCATTTGTTTACGAGTCCACAGACGGCAATCAGTATTTCACGCTCGGGGACGCCATTTTCGGTACTCTTTCAACTACTAATCTTTTAAGTTTCTAAAGGAGACACAACATGGCAAGCAACACAACATTCACATCAGGAGCAATCCTGACAGCTGCACAGATGAATAATCTGCCGTGGGGCATCGTTGCAGCAACCGCAGGCGGAACATCAGGAAGCGGATATGTCCGCAACACGACAACAGCAGTAGCAATTACCGCAGCCGGTGGCGACGTTACAGGAATGACCATCACATGGAACGCGTTATCAACGCGTATCTATAAAGTGACTGTCACCCTTAACGACATCAACACGGGCGCAGGATTCAACCCTTTACTGATTGAAGTAACTGACGCAGCAAACACTGTCAAATACCAAGCCCGACGTTTGTTCCCTGCTGGCGATACCGACTCAATGACTGTGACTTATCTTGAAACAGGCATATCAGGAAGCACCTTGCGCAAGGTTCGTGCGTACGGAATTACCAACAACGGAACATTTAACACTAACGGTGGTGCAGCCAACTCAACATACGTGATTGAAGACATCGGTGCAACATGATGAAAAAAGCCCTGATTCTATTGGTTTTTTTAGGGTCGCTCACCGCTTGTGCAGACCGTGAACGCCTCAACTGCCCACCAACCAAAAACAAAGCACTACGCGGCGTGACGGAAACAATCACCCCAACAACACCAGCCCCCGCATACGGGACAGGCGGAAAGTGCGTATGAAACCAGACAACAGACATACAAACGAAGAAATAAAAGCACGACTTATCTTTGTCGTAGCCATTGGCTTAACACTTGCCTTTCTTGCTTCCATCTTGGCATTGCTGTATGGCTTGCTATTCGTGACCCAGCCTCTCGAAGTCTCCCCTAATGATGATGCGGCTTGGTCTGTACTGTCACCAATGCTCGCCACCCTTACTGGCGGGCTCTTGGGGGTATTAGCAGGTAATGGTTTGAAGGACAGACCGAAAGACCCACCAGCACCATGAAATACACCGGGTACGACAAAACAGCGACAGCCAAAATGGCAGGCACTGAAAAGTTTGTTGATCTTTGTAATCGCCGTTGGGGCTTTACAAACCTAGGCACGCTAGTGGTCAGGCAGATGCGATCGGGTCAAGGCATGAGTGTCCATTCGACTGCTCGTGGGATGGACTTGGGCTTTCCTGACACAAAAGAGGGGCGCGCTGCAGCTGTGCAGGCAATGCAGTGGTTTGTTAAGTATTACAAAGAGCTAGGCATTGAAGAAGTGCACGACTACGGCGGTCTTATTAACGGCACGTGGCAGGGTTGGCGCTGTAACAGAAACGGCAAGCCAGGCTGGAAGAAGTGGACTGACCTAGACAACGGTGGTTCTAAAAACGGACGCTGGATTCATGTAGAACTTGCGCCACAATCAAATGGTGGCCACGCTGAGGATGGCGTAGCCCTAGAGGCTGCATGGCGCGCATTGCCTAAGCCATAAAGGATTCCCAGACACTGTTTGAGCAGTGCTGGGACTAGGTGGTGGGTACTTTGTTTCCATTGGGTATCCACCACCGACTTTCTAAATTGTGTAAAGTAACCATCGCTACTCAAATAGCAGAAAGTCAGAGGAAACATGACATACACCGACCTACCACTATTCCGGGCTACAGACCCCGAAACGTCACGGCAAATCAGCCCGATACGGGTGGGAACCCATCGAGCGTTACTGCTGGAACAGTATTACTACGCAACTCTTGGCCTGACCGATGAAGAAGCAGGCGCTCGATCAGCGTTGGCTGGTCACGAAATAAAGGGCTACTGGAAGCGCTGCAGCGACTTACGCACCATTGGACTAATCCAAGACTTAGGCATCCGTAGAGCGCTCCTGAGTGGCTCTCAGGGCATTGTGTGTGGCATCACCCAAAAGGGTATGGACATGGTGAGGGGCTGGGCATGACCGACACCCAATTTATTTACAGTTTCATAATGGGCTGGGTCAGTTGCTGGCTATGGCTCAAAATGATGGCCAACAGACCATGATTCCCACATGGGGCTATATCGCCCTAAGGTCTAAAGATAAGAAAACCATGGTGCAGGTCTTTACAGACTTGTCCACAGGCCTGATTGTTTATACCCAAGTGTGCACACGTGCACAGTCTTGGCATTCATGGGGGCCGCCAACAGAAGTAGAGAGAGTTGATTAAGAAACTCATGGCACTAACGCTTATCCTTGCCCTATCCGCCCCAGCCCACGCAAGTGCAGCTGCTGACGCCCACGCCAAATACAAAGGCGTCCTGCCTGACGCTTTTTACGATCAGTTAGCCCGGTGCGAAACTGGTGGCAACTGGCAACACAGCACAAAGTCCTACACAGGTGGGCTAGGTATTCACCGCCAGACTTTCCGCACATGGTCTAACTACAACTCAGCTAAAGGGCTTAGCCCCATCGAGCAAGTCAAAGTGGCTGACGCCATTGCTTTTAAGAGCCACATTGAGCGCTCAGGGCGTAAGGTGTGGCGCGTTGGGCCGTGGGGCTGGGGCTGTCTTAAAGGGCAAAAACACCTACAAGCTTTCATCTGTCAATCCCGTCACAAGGATGTGCAAAGATGGAAA